AGGGCAGCATCTGAGCTATCCCGGTAATTAATAGTAGTATATGTTTCATTTAGTCTGTTTATTTCTTTGCTGATCTTGTCTAATCTTCTTTTATGGTCAGGAATAGCAAATTTTAAGGAGTCTATTTTGTTGAAAAGTACAGTATTTTCATTGCTTAACTGGTCAAAATCATATTTTAATATGTTGATAGTCTCCTGCATGTCCATCCTGATCTGATTGTAGTTGATATATGGCTCAGGTTTTTTCTTGAATACTATTACCAGGAACAGTATTAATATAATTACAGCCTGAACTATAAAGGCTATGCTAGTGGTAGATAATTTCATTTATACCATCTTTTTAATGCTTTCAAAAACCCATGTAGCTATCCTGTCTCTGCCTGCCTTTGTCATTAGGTACTTTTTGCATTCCTTTTCTGTGTCCATAAAGAAGGATTCAATCAATACGGCAGGCATATTAGTGTTTTTGATTACATAGAAATCTGACTGCTTAATTCCTCTCCAGCGTTCTCCATCAAAAAGAGGGTAGTACAGATCCTGGAAATCTTCTGCCATTGACATAGACTTACTACTGCAATTATTAGATACAAATACTTCACAGCCTGTACCTCCTCCTGCATTGGAATGAATGCTGATATAAAGAGAATTTTGTACTCTATTAGCACGTGTTACACGTTCTTTAAGTGATATATCAATCTGCTCAGGATTAACATCATAATAGGGCATTCTATGGAACTGCATAAGCTCCATTACTCTATCTTTTATCTGTCTGTTACATTCTCCTTCAAAAAGTTGTGATCCATCTTCCCATACCGGAGATCTTTTGCCTTTGGTCTGATAATCTCCATTAATCATTCCTCCATGACCTGCATCTAGTATTATTGTTTTCATATTTTGAGTTATTTATTGTAATATACAAAATTATTGCCATAAATAAAAAACGGACAGCCTAAGAGATAGACTGCCCTAATGAGGCTAATCAGTACGACATGAAAAGGAACCTCATTTTATTGACTGTATTTTTTATGGTATAACTCCGCAACAAGATCCCAGTAGGCTTTTTCCCATCCCTCATAATTGCTGCACACTTGTATTACAATTTCATCCCATATCTCCTGCTCCCTTATGAATTTACTTTTCCAGGTTCTTTTATCGTGTTCAATTCTTTTTAATTCTTTTTTTGCCTCTATAAGCATATCTTTATAAAAATCCATAATCTTAATTTATTAAAGAGTCAATAGGAATCATACTTACTACATAGAAGAAACCATTTTCATCTGTTTTTTGAGTAATAAATTGAACTTTAAAACTACTTTTTGATTGTGTATTATCTTCAGAATAAACAGATATAGAATAAACGTTATCTATTTCAGGCAAAGAATCAGCTTTATCCCAAAATTCTACTATACTTCCAAAAGAAGGATGATGTACATTGAATAATATTCTCATTTTTAAATATTTCATAATCCATTAAATTCATTAATAATACTATCTCTCTGCTTACCTGCCTGGTATATGACCTGAGCCATCTCATCCATCAGCTCCTCATTACGCTCTATCCTGACAATGTGCAGGAAGTTCTTAGAGTCTAATAGCCTGGGATCAAAGCTACAGAAGTCTATCCACTTTCTACCTGAGCAGAATAGCTGATGATGTACCTGATAATAGTACTGTTTTGATAGCTTGTATAGATCAGTATCATCTTTTAAAGATAGTACGTTATTTAGATGATTAATGCGGTTATAAGGGCACTTGATCTCTAGCATTCCATCTATACCTATCAATCCATCAGGACTAGATCCTGTATTCTCATCAAAATGAAAAAAACCTCCATTAGTTACCTCCTGATCTGTTACCATCTCATAACAATTAACTGCGTCAGTCTCATGATCTACTCCATGCTGCATAGCACTATTAGTAAAGCTGTCTATCTGTATAGGGTATATGCTTTCTATAGCTTTCTGAGTTATATAGGTATGAGCAGTTTTAGATAGCTCTCCTGCTTTTTTTGCCTTAACAAACAGATTGCAAATGTCTGAAGATGTAAACAGGCCTAATCTTAGATTAAACCAGTCTACAGATCTCTGCTCTATATCTAACCATCTCATACTTTTGTAGTTTTATCCAGTGCTAAAATTGTTTTCTTAGTAGCTGCAGATAGTATGTATTTTTGCTCTACAGCATCAAAATTGCCATCTCTGTTATAAGCAGATAAAGCATGTTTATACATTCCCTTAGGTAATGCTCCTTTCTTTGCAGGAGTGATAGTTTTCATGCTATTACCATCATCATCAGTATCAACACTTATAGCCAAAATAGCAGATATAGCATAGCGTTTAGCATAGGTTATACCTCCTCCTATTTGCTGCAGGTTGTTAGTTCCTTTGTTCCCGGCCATAGGATTAAAGTGCATTCCTGATCCTCTGTATTGTCCTGATTCGTGCATGATAGTAGTGATAAGGTAATCTCCTGCCAGGTCCTGCATTATTGTTAATCCATTTTTGTACAGTAGTGGCCTGACAGTATTCAGGATGTTATCTAGTGATAGATAAGAGTTTCTTAGATGCGGATTCTTTGCATCCTTTTTTAGACTGGCAGCATCAAAGTCTTTAGCAAAGGTAATTAGTGCTTTACTAAGTTTTGTAATATCTGCAGTTTGCCATAGATTAGGCATTGGATATATTAGTTCCATCTTTTTGTATGTTTAATTTGTTAGTAATTAATTTTTGTACATCCTGTTGATATTGCAGGATTACCTTTTGCTGCTCATACTGATTGTATAAAGCCATTAACCGGGCCTGTTCATCCTTGCTATGCATGGATCTCTCTTTAGGCTGTTTGTTCTCTTGTTTCATCTTTTAGCTGTTTGTTATGTTTGTTTATAGCTCTAAAACATACTTTAGAAAATTCCTCTTCTATGAAATCTATCTGAGATCCTGGAACTAAAGCAAGAGTACCAACAATAGAAGCCATTAATCCTACGTTATCCATTGCCATATCTGTACTTTGTACTATTTTCTCTCTTGATGTTTTGGAGGCTTTTTGAATCTGTATTAATTGATTTTTGATGTATTTTAACTTAGAGCTGCAGGTATGCCTATGCTCTCCTTTTATAAGATTTGAGCTTAGTAGTTCTCTATATGCAAACTCCTGAAGGAGCAAAGAGCAAAATACTATCTTTTTATTTATGAGGTCTGTATCTGCCTGATTCATTTTTTTACTTTTAGACAGTCATTAATATTATCATCCAGTTTATTAAGCTGATCTACTTCATATCCTGCAGATACTAGTATAGCTTTAGTTCGTTTGTGAGATTTAGCATAATCATCAGCTATATCTTTTTTATCAGAAGAAAGTGATACTACTCCTGTTAGTACATATTCATATTCTACTTCCTGCTGTAGTTTTTTTAGATCTACCATTAGTCTCTTGTTTTGTAAGTTCATAATAAATATATTTTGATTAGTGTTCTAATATCCAGGCATCTCCAAGCTTGCTTATCAATATCAAAAAACTTTTGAATGCTCCAGGATGATTTATTATTAGTGGGAACGTAAGGAATGTCAAATTTAAGAGTACCATAAGCCTCTCTTACTTCTCCTGTACTTTTCTTTGTGAAGTCAAAATGTACCTCTCCAGCTATTAGTCTAGTTTGTAGCTTATACTTTGCCCAAGCAAATATTAAAGCCTCTGAGAAGGTGTCAAAATTGTGTTTCACTTTGTGTGCGAGAATCATTACTTTCTTTTTCATGTCATTTGGTTTTGATTATTTAATCCTTTTGTCGTGTTACAAAGATATGTTAACTTTTGATTCTTTGCAAGTTTTAAGCTTTTTATTTGCATTTTGATATAATAATACTTAGTTTTGTGTATAGTTATTAATTCACAATCAGCAAAACAATGAGAAAAAAAACCAAAAAAATATTAGCAAAGCTTATCCGGGATTACATGTACCATAATAGTATAGTACATCTGCAGGAGAAAAATCCTTTTCCGGTATCCTGGAGGACCATAAGCAGTATTAAAAAAGATAGTGATCAGTGCTTTAGTAGAACTACACAGAGGAAGTTATTAGATTTCTTTTGTCTGGCCTATAGATTAGATGGTAGAGATTTTGAAGTAATAGAGCTGCAGCATGAGAACGATCATAGAAATTAAAGGAGTGATCCCGGGACTTAATGGTAATGATGGCTTGATCAGGGAACATTGGGGAGCAGCAAAAAAGAAAAAATTAAAGTATCAGCTCCTTATCCGGTCCCAGACTAAGAACAGGCATAAGGGATCTGTCAGGATTCAATACATAGGATATAAAAGTATCCTTATGGATTGGGATAATTTTGCTGCCAGCTTCAAACACATAGGAGATTGCCTGGTAGATAGCAAGGTTATAGTAGATGATAAGCCTGGTATTATAGTTCAGTTTTTGCCAGATCAGATAAAATGCAAAAGAAAAGATCAGAAAATAGTGGTTATTATAGACGATTACGGCAGTTTTTAAACTATTTGCATAATAAAAGATAGAATGTTTGCAGAAAACTTGCAAAAGCTAATAGTTTTATATTATCTTTGAGTATAGCAATTATGCAAAAGGAATTAAAAAATTAAGATCATGGCACATATTAAAAACAATGATACGGTAAAAATTATTAAAGGAATCAATAAAGGCATAACAGGAATGGTACAAAACCATAGAGTAAATGGCATAGAAATATTTGAAGTTGTATGCGAATTTACTGGAGCTAATTTAGCTTTTAATACAAAAACAATTTTATTCAGTAGTGCAGATGTTGAACTGTTAGAAACCGAAAAAGATTTTGATGAAAATTCATTAGTTCCAGATTATATTAAAATGGATTTTGATAAAAATGGATTGCCAATAATAACAATTAAGTAACTAAAATAATTTTTTAATCATATAATCAAACGACATGCAGCAAGATATTAAAAACTCCGTAATAGTAAACATTGAGCATCTAGGTTTAGGAATAGCCTATGAAATTCAATTCTTAGAAGATGATACCTATGAAACATTTTATGTAGATTATCATGCACTGGCTAATCACTTTGATGAGAACTTTAATACTGATCTGATAGCTAATCTGTCAGATAGCACTATCATTGATATGATAGATGAGGATATAGAATATGAGGAGATGGATTTTTACAGGCTTATAGATGGTTTAATAGTATCTATAGACCATCCGGTTAAAGATGTTAAAAATGATGAGATGACCTTTTATTATTTTGACTATGTAAGAAGGAATAAATTTTCATATGCCTATTATATTCAGCGATGCGCTGATGAGGACAGGAACTTCTTTAGATGGCTGTTTGATGATGAGAGTATAGAGGATCATGGTAAGAATTTACCTTCAAAATATCAGGAGCTGTATAATGAATACCTTTGGGATAATATGACTATGGATAGCAGAATAGACAGCATTCTTACTGTTATTAAAGATAGTGATGATGCAGAGTATTACATGGAATGTAATTATTCAGGAACTCCTGATCACATGAGTATAATAATCAACAAATGAAGGATAAGTATATAATGAAACTCACGCATAACAAATGCAAGAGCTGTTATGATGGATACCTGATCCAAAAGACAGAACATAAATTTTATTGTAGTGGATGCAGGACCAGATACAAAAGAGCAACTAAAGGAGCTTTGATATTGCCTGATACTCCTGCTGTGCATATCCCTATAGATAAAAGTCAAATAGTTATGAAGGCTCCTAAAAAAGAAGATACTCCAAAGCCAAAAACAGATGAAAGTCTAAAAAAAGATCTATGGAGAAAAGCTAAGGACCAGACCTTAAAGGAGTATCAGGAGTATCTCAATGATCCTGGAATAGACATAAATGAAAGGAGTCAGATCAGCGACATGCTTATACAATATCATAGATTTGGATCTGCTCCTCAATTCTCTTTAAGAGCTATAAACTTATACAAATTATATTTAACTCAATTAAACATAGAAAATAATGAAGATAGTACTAAATAATGTGCAGGCGGTTAAGCTGTCTCAGATCCTGGCAAGAGTAAAGGACCAGATAATACAGAAGGGAAAAGAGTCTCTATCAGATCATCTATTAGTAGATGCTATAGATGACTTTTTAGATCAAGTTCCTTTTGCAGATATTTATGATGAGGTTAGGTTAGAGGTATCTATCCTGGAGGAAATCTATAACATAGAAAAAAATAATTAATGACTATCCAGTACTTCTATTATAACCCTAGAGATAAGCAGATCTACTGCATTACTAATAAAGGAGTCTATAGGTTTTATCTATATCATTTTACATCCCTTATTCCTTTTCAATGGGATGGAGGCAGTGACCTGCTAAAAAATCCAAAGATAGAACAAATGTTTATCGGCATAATGCAGGATATGTATGTAGAGAATCCTGAGATCTTTGAGTATGTACAATACACAATCTTCTATACTTACAGAGGAAAGAAAAAAAGTGTTTCATATAACATCTACCTGGAAGCTCTTAAGGCCTGGCAGAAAATGAAGGATTTTTCTATGTATGAAAACATTACTACAAATTTTGATCATAACCTTTAAAAACACTAACCAATGATAAAGACAATCAACATTACCTTAAAAGTATTAATATGTTTCTCAGTAGCATTAATTATCCAGTATGGATTAAGCAGTGCATTTATTCCTGTACCGGAAGCTCCAGTACAAATAAAGGTAGATACAATTGCTGATATAGACTGCGAGGTATATGCCTGTAGAAACGAAGTAGCAGAAGATCATAGATACTCTGATATAGGACTTCCTTTAAAGAGAGAATGGCTTACTAGCAGAGAATGGAAAGGAGATCATATAGCAGAGATTAAAGGCAATACAAAGGAGATCCGGGCAAAGTTTAAAGAATGGAAGAAATGCCACATCATAAAATTCATTGAGTTTATGGCTAAAAGCTGCATAGAGGAGTGCAAAGTATATCCGGATCTTAAGCCATCAGTTATTATAGCTCAGGCAATTTTAGAGAGCAATTTTGCATTATCAAGAATAGCAAAACAAGGGAATAATTATTTCGGCCACAAATACAGAGGTACTAATTCTGCTTTCATAATTGCTATGGATGATTCTCCTACAGACCGCTTTACAGTCTTCACTTCTGTCTGGTATTCACTCAGAAATCACTCTAAGATCATGATGGCAACATACAGAAAAAGGATTAAAGGTAAGCCTACTATGGATGCCTGGCTTAGTGCTTTATGTGGAGGAATGACAGCTAAACAGAGCAGAGCATGGAGGAAAAAAGGAGGTACTGTATATGCTACTTCCTGCATGACTGAAGTCTGTTATGCTCAGAAATTAAAGAAAGTAATTAAGGCTTATAACCTGAAAAGATTTGACAAATGAAATATACAAAAGAAGAGATACAGATCATCATTAAGTACTACCCGGATCATGGCAGTGCAGGAGTTAAAGGATGCCAAAACAGACTTAAGAAGATAGGCAGGATCAGAAAGAGGAAAGCCATATCACTTAAAGCTTTTAATTTAGGTATCAAATATACAGGAAAAAAGAAAGGATGTTACAAGAAGGGACATATCCCGGTTAACAAAGGCAAAAAGATGAGTCCTGAGATGTATGCCAAGTGTTCCCGGACCATGTTTAAAAAGGGAAGGCAGCCTCATAATACTCTTTATGATGGAGCCATCAGCTATAGAAAAGATAACACTGGCAGATCATACTGGCACGTAAGAACAGAGAAAAATAAATGGGATCTGTTACACAGAATAATATATGAGAATACATCAGGAGTTACACTTGGTCCGGATGAGTGCATCAGATTCAAAGATGGAGATACTAATAATATCCATCCTGACAACCTTGATCTCATATCAAATCAAGAAAATATGAATCTCAATAATCCCAGAATGCACTATCCTGCAGATGTTGTTGCTGTGATTCGATTAAATAACAAATTAAAACGTAAAATCAATGCCAAGAAATAAAATAAGTGACCTGAACAATCATCTTTTTTCCCAGTTAGAAAAGCTTAACGATGATGAGCTGAATGGAGACAAATTAGATAATGAAGTCCAGAGAGCCAAAGCTATGAGTAGCCTGGCATCTCAGATAATATCTTCTACAAAGCTAACTATTGATGCTATGAAGATGGCACATAAAGGAGATATAAATTTTAATGATATTCCTAATATGCTCAGTCAAGATAATGATGAGGTATAACTAATTTGATTATGAATAACACATCTACAGTAGGAGCATATGATCAGCATGGTAATTTGGTTTTCATTGAGGATGCAGAAAAAAAGAGCATCTATAGGTGTCCGGGATGCAGTGGAGATCTGATCCCTGTTAAAGGGATGGTCAATATACATCACTACAGGCATAAGGTAATGATAGACTCCTGTAGTGGTCCTATGACTATGCTACACAAATTAGCACAGGATATATTATTGAATATGATACATCTGCATATGCCTGCTTTATATTATATGGACCATAAGGTGCATTCTGCTCATAAACTGGCTATAGCAAATGTACAAAAAGAACCATCTTTGGAAGATACCAGGTATAGACCTGATCTTATATGTAACTCATTAGGTAGAGATATATGGATAGAGGTAACGGTAACTAATAAAACCAAAGGAGACAAGCTGCAGTACATCCAGGATAATAATATTCTCTGTATAGAACTGGATCTATCAAAAGTAGATAGGGTAATAAGCAGGGAGGATCTTAGTGTTATCTGTAGAGCTCCGGAATATTTAAGTTACCTGAATAATCCAAAGGTAGAACAGGGTAAGAAGAAGATAACAGAGCGTATAGCTAAATTTAGTAATGATGCTGTAAGAAGAGATGAGTGGAAAGATAAAGAAAAAAAACGTCAGGACAAGCTTAGTAAAATGACTAAAAATGAAGTCTGGGCATATATTAGAAAAGAGCAAGAATCTGAAGATAAGAAAAAGCGGATAAAAAAAACTACAGCAACTTACTATAAAGGTATTTGGAAGGACAACAAAGGAGATTATGATAAGGCAAAATACCATGCATATCACTACAAGGGAATAGATAAGCTCTGGAAGATAATTTGCCACAAGGAGGCCTATGGAGTAGTGATAGAAGGAAGTGTCATGATAATAAAAAAGGTTGTTTCAGGCAAGGTTATAACTAAGACGATTACTCTTAATGATGCTTTTTTGGATATTAGCACACAAGACCAGGCTAGTCATGTACGCAGTTTATTTGTGATAACCTGAACAAAAAAAAGCCTGATGCTCTAGCAAACATCAGGCTACAGAATACAAATAGTAACAGATTCCTAAATCTATTAAAACCTTTAGTTCAAAGATAAAATAAATACCATTATTTATCAGTATTTCATACTTTTTTTTTACATTTGTTCTCAGTAAATTTATTGGTACAGTTTACTACAACAACTCTGGATACATACTAAAACATATAGATTCAATAGGTCTGTATAAGTAGCTAATAAGGGAGTACATTCAGAGGCTCCATACCAAACTTATAGCTACTTATGCAGGCTTTTTTTTTGCTAATTTTTAGAAGATGATAGGACATATTTCTACAAGCAGGACAATAATGGAGCTGCCATTTTATACAGATGATAAAGCCTTTAAGCTGTTTTATCATTGCCTTATAAAAGCTAATTTTAAACCTAGATACTGGAAAGGAGATCTAATAAAAAGAGGGCAGTTCATAACATCCATATCCAATTTAGCGGATGAATTAGGCTGGTCATTGCAAAGCATAAGAACGTATGTTAGTAAGCTCGAAAAATACAAGGAACTAACAAAGGAGTCAACAATGCAATACACTACCATAACTGTCTGTAACTATGAGGTTTATGCATCTTGCAATAATGAGACTAACATACCTACTAACATACTGTTAACAAACGAGCAACAAACGAGTAACAAACGAGTAACAACAAGAGAAGAAAGAAAGAAAGAAATAAATAATACTAAAAATGATTTTTTTGATTATTCAAAATTACTGCCTCAGGACATAAATGATGCCTTTGTAAGATTGTATGGAAAAGAAGAGGATCAGGTAGAAGAAATTATCCAACAGTTCAAAACCTTTAGCTGTGGAATATCTCTAGATTCTACCTTTGCCCTGATGCAGATAGCAAAATTTAAAACCATGAACTTTGAAAAGTATAAATACAAAATGCATGATGATAGAAACATAGAAGCATCACTGTTTAAATTCCTTACCAAAGGATACCAGTATTCCAATAAGAAAAAAAATACATCTCTAAGGAATCAGAACGATTATGAAAAGTATCTTCTGGATTGGGTAATATCATACCAGGGGAAAGAGGATGGTACTTTTAAGTTTAACTATTGGAAAAAAAATAAGGAAGTAGATGATTGGACCAAAGGATATAAGAAAAATAAACCTAACTTATTATCCATATACAAAGAACATTTTAGTGAATATCCTAACCTTACACTATTTACGTTGTACGATGTGCTGTACCTAAATGTCTGGAATAAATGCTCTAAAACTCCCGGAAGTATTCCTAACACTATCAAGGAATTTAAAGGATGGCTAAAGAGAAATAGCAAAAAGAATAACTACAAAATGAACAAAACACATATGAGAACAAATATTTATGACCATCTAGATAAGCAAAGACTATGAAAGAAACAGCAATACAGCTCCATAAAGCAGGATTCCGAATCATTCCAACTAATAACCCTAAGCTGCCGGATGGTAAAAAGCCTCTGTGTAAGTGGAAAAAATACCAGTTTGAACAATCAGAAAAAGAAGTAATTACTCTATTTAGCAATCCAAACATAGGAGGGATAGCACTGATAACCGGATCAGGGATAGAAGTGATAGATGTAGATCTTAAATATTCCTTAGATCCTAACTTCTTTGAGAAGTTTACAGATGAGCTGATGGATAACCTGGGCCATGAGTGCTACAATAATCTGATATTCACTAAAACCATATCAGGAGGATACCACATAATCTACAAAACCTCTATCTCAGAAGGAAACCAGAAGCTGGCATCAAGGCTAACATTGGATACTGAAAAAAAGAATCAGCATGATAAGACCAGAGTCCTGCTGGAGACAAGAGCAGAAGGTGGATATATTCTTATCCCTCCTGCTCCGGGTTATACCTACCATTCACAAAAAACCATAGAAGACATTAAAAGCATATCAGACTGGGAACGTAACACGATCATAGATGTATGTAGGTTTTTTGATGATACCAATGAGATCTATACCCAGACAAGTCATACTCCTGTAGAGATAGTAGGAAGTCATAAAACAACTATAGAGGCATTCAATGAAGCTCATACTCCTAAAGAGTTTATAGAGATGGCCGGATGGCAGTTTAAGTATACCAGAGGAAACAATTATCACTATGTAAGGCCAGGTAAGAACCTAAAGGAGGGGACCGGAGCATGCTACAATGAAGAAAAAAGACTTTTGTATATCTTTACATCCTCCTCAGAGTTTGATCCTGGAAAAGCATACAATGCATTCCAAACTTATGCCTATCTGGAGCATAATGGAGACTATAAAAAAGCTGCTAAAGTCCTCTATAACCTCAATTATGGAGACAGATTAAGCAAAAACAGAGATACATACCTGGATAAACTTACTGCCCTGACATCTACCAACCAGGCACAAAAGGAAAAAGCATCCAATGAGGACAAAATGCAGCAGATATTTAATACTAGATTCTCTATTAAGAATGTTCCTGACAAGATAGAGCATATCCTGACAGTGAAAAACTTTGATACTGAAGATATTATCCCATTTGGAGCATTCGGAGACTGGATAACCATCGTAGGAGCAGCAAAGAGTAGAAAATCCGCACTATCCAATTCCATAGCAGCATCATTATTGTCTGATGGTATGCAGTCTGTTCTAAACTTTTCAGGAATGATCAAGGGCAGGAATATGATAGTCATAGATACAGAGCAAAACGCTCCTGACTACTACACATCACAGAAACAGATATACAAACAAGCAGCAGTGGAAACAGGAATAGATCCTGAAAACTTCTACTCTTTCTGTCTGACAGATTGCAGAATATCTGAACGATTGGAATTTGTAGAGTATGTAATGAACAAAGTAGGAGATGTAGGAGTATTAGTGCTTGATGGAATAGTGGACATCTGTGAAGATTACAACGATCAGAGGCTCAGCAGAAAACTGATAGACCATCTGAAAGTACTTACTGCCAGGCATAATACGCTATTCATTCCAGTGCTGCATAATGCCAGGTCTACAGGATCTGCCAGAGGACATCTTGGAACAGAACTGATAAACAAATCTAAAGCAGTGATCAAGGTAGCTAAGGAAAAAGATGCTAACTACTCTGTGATCTCATTTGAATATATCAGAGGATCTCATGAACCTCCACAGTTTAAATTTGAGCATGATCAGGATGGTCAGCTTGTTATCATAAATGAATTATAAAAAAAACAAATTATTTTATTAACTTACAGATCCATAAATAACTATTATGACAGAAAATCAAAAAGAACTATCATTAACCCTAAGGAATATTAGCATCAAAGAGGATAAATATGGACATCACATAATAATAAAACAAGTAGGAGTTTATCAAGATGGAAAATTTATTAAAAATGCTAAGATAAATCAGGCTTTAATAGAGCAGATAAAGAAAGGAAAAATCATTTTTAACCATTAAACATACAAACAATGGAACTACAAATAAAAGCAAAATTAATGCAGAAATTTCCTGCTACTACACATGGAGAAACATTTAAAAAGATGGAATTCATAATTGAGATAGATAGCAAATATCCTCAGTTAGTAAAGATGGAGGTCCATAATGATAATATCCTGAAGGTAGAAGACCTGCCAACAGGAACTATAGCAACCTGGCACTTCAACCTCAGAGGCAGAAAGTGGATCAATCCGGAAACTAAAAAAGTACTTTACTTTAATTCTCTGGTAGTATGGAAGGCAGATGTATTGCATACAGATCTAACAGAGCTTGATGATGAGAATCTATCATTACCTTTGCCATTAAAAACATCTGAAGTAGCAGATGATCTTCCATTTTAAAACCACAAAAACCAATGATACAAGACCTAAAAGATAAACTGGAAAGAGAAAAGTCTAAGAATAAAGTACTTTTGCAGATCCTGGAAGATACTCAAAAATGTATAACAAATGGAAAAAAGTTCTTAGAGGAGAATCCTGTAATAATAGCTAAAGTGTATGATCCATACAAAAGACAAGAGCAACATGAATAAATATAGTTTTTTTATATTTGTGTGTTAGAATAGTTTTTTATATATTATCAGCATGCTAATATACCTAAACTCAGGGCATGAAATACCAGTAGGGGCAAAAATAGAAGTACCTAACATGATGGTTTTATTCCAGGAACTAATACACGCTACTGCAGAGGCACATCTGGATAAAAAAAAAGATAGTGAAGCTTATACCTATGCTGCTATAATTGATGAACCTCTGCATGATCCTTTAGTGCAAAAACAGATAGATGCTGTATATGTGCCTAATCCGTTAGGACTGTATCCTGCTAACAATAAAGGAGGATTGATATATAATGATTTTATAAAGGCAATAACCAATGTTAGATCATCAATGCAGGTATTTATGGTTGATAGAATCCTGGATCAGATCAGAGATATAGGATTTAGTGGAGTTTGGGTATTTGATGATCACAAAAGGCAGGTAATAACACTAAAACCATTTAATGCACTGATAATAAAAGAGATAAAATAATGCTATTTAATATAATATTTGTCCTGGCATGTTTCTATATTGGATTCAAAATAGGAAATTACATGATCAAAAAATACAAAAAAAATGGTAACAACTCCTAAAGATAGATTCTGTAAAAAAGCATACCAATTATCAAAATTAGTAAAACCTGTAATAGGATGCAAATGGTATAAGTTCTATAATCAGCAACAAAAAGATATTCTATTGGACATTTGCTATATGCCTGAGGACCTGATAGAGTTCCTTTTGATAGACAAATTTACCTGCCTGGAAGATTATTTAGGTAGCATAGACATATTTTTTATACTTGAATGCAAAACATTTGAATACAAAAACCCGTTAAAGTATGAGATAGGCAACATGCAACAGATCACTAAGCAAATGTATCTGCAGCATGATTACCTTGATATTAGATTAAAGCTAGGTATTAATTAACTTCCGTACAAAAACGGAAAACAACGGTTATGAGGGATAATAACGGTAGATTTACATCAGGCAATACAGGAAGGCCATTAGGATCTAAAAACAAAGACCTGTCAGTATTCAAAACTGCTCTAAAATCTGGACTAATAGAAAGATTAGGAGACTTCTTTCAATGGCTTGATAGTCCTGATCTGTCAGAAAAGGAAAAGATAGCAAGTTACCTAAAAGCATTAGAGTTTGTACTTCCTAAGCAGCAAAAGATAGAACTGGATGCAGACCTACATACTAACCTGATCAAGGTAGAATTTACTCCTACTAATGTACTCCCGGTACATAGTGAAACAGACTACCTAGATGATTAATCCTTTTCCTATATCTCCTGTATTTGAATGGAACTACAAAAGTAACAGTCCGGTAAATGTCAATCAGGGAGGTACATCTTCCGGAAAAACTTATAGTATTCTGCAGGTACTACTATGCAAAGCTGCAGAGCAATCTAACCAGATCATCACTGTAGTAGGCCAGGATATACCTAATTTAAAAGCAGGAGCAATGAGGGATATAGAGAGCATCCTTAATGATCCTTTCTTTAGGTCCATGATCAGAAGCACTAACAAAACAGACCGGATCTATACTCTGAACAATGGAACAGTGATAGAGTTTAAGAGCTTTGAAGATGAGCAGGATGCTAAGAGTGGTAAAAGAGATTATCTGTTTTTAAATGAGGCTAATGGTATTCCTTACTCAGTTTACGATCAGCTACAACTAAGGACCACAAAGCAGATCTACCTGGACTATAATCCTACTTCTCCTTTTTGGGTACATGATAAGCTGATAGGATACAACAAAACAAAGCTATTTATATCTACATACAAAGATAATCCTTTCCTAAAAGACTCAATCAAAAGAAAGATAGAAGCTCTGCAGTATTCTGATCCTATGAAGTGGAAGGTATACGGACTAGGGCAAACTGGCAGAGTGCAGGGTACTATATTTTCAGGGATTAACTGGATACCTGAGCTACCTATAGAGGGCAAACGTGAGGCTTATGGTATGGATTTTGGCTACTCAAATGATCCTACTACCCTAGTTAGAATTGTTTTAGATCAGGGAAAACTATACGGCAAATTACTGCTATATGAGACAGGACTAACTAACCAGGATATAGCTCAGGAGTTTAAAAGGCTAGGTATAAGATCAGGATTAAGGACCGGATCTATAGTGATGGCAGATAGTGCAGAACCTAAGTCTATCAAGGAGCTAAGGAATCTGGACTACCGGGTAAAAGGATGCAAAAAAGGTAGTGATTCTATCCGGGCAGGTATAGACTGTCTAAAAAGTTATGGCCAATTAAATCTAGTTTCTAATGAATTATGGAAACAAGAGCAGCAAAAATACGTATGGAGTATAGATCGTAAGGATGGAACAGCAAAAAATAAACCTGTAGATAAATTTAATCATATTTGGGATGCTTTCAGATATGGAGAGCAAGGTATTAGAAAAAACAAATTAAATTTAGTATCTTACGGACATTAACAATCTAATATATGGCATTTGTATTACAGGCATCTCAATTTGTAACAGGACTACAGAGTCAAACAGCTCTATTATTACAATCGTTGAGACAAATAGCGTTAGTTAGTCCGTTTAATATCCCTGATGTTAAGACAGCATTAGAGCTTAGTCAGATAACAACATTTAGTACATCAGGTTTTGATCAGTTTCTTTTGCAGATGTATAGCCTGGATCTGGACTATGCTAGTTTGACGGCAGCAGAGATAACGATCTTAAATGTTATGCGGGATTACTTAGATCCTGCTCCTGCTCTAAATTGTTGTGGCACTGATACTCCTGCTGCAGCAAATACTACAGAGTCATTTAATGCTAGAGTAGGTACTGCAAGTTTTGAGAAAGAGGCTAAAATGGATCTATTAGATACGGTAACATGTGATGTATTTAATATAGAATTATCCTTAGCTCCTCTTGGTTTAGCTCCTGCATTAGTAGCTAGTCCGGTAACACTTGGATCATTAGGATGCGTAGGAGGGGTATCAGTTTATAGCAAACTTTGGATAGACTTTGTGGCAGATCCTGCTACTCATTCATATGATCTAATATATGACTTCAAAGATTCCGTAGGGGCGAGTCTTGGAACAGTTGTAACTTTTGTAACTTTTTAATTATTAAACTATGAATTTATTAAATTCTTTTTTGTTGGACTGCTGCCCATTGGCTACAGCTCTGACTAACATTCCTGCAAGTACCTGCCCTGAAAACATGGGGCAAATACAGCGTTATTGGTTTGTTCGTAGGGGAGAGGTTATTTTTGATGTAGCTACTCCTGCTAATAATCTTCCTGCAGCTATTGCAGGGGTAGGTAATTTTCCGTCTGTATTAGCTCCCTGGACTATTTTATTTGCATTAGCTACTTCTGAGCATGTAGTAACCTCTCCATTAATAGGAGGAGATTCAGTAATAGAAGCAGGTAGTGTAGTTAGCCAGGGAGGCGGAGACAATTCTACTCTATCCGGATCTACTCTGATCAATGGCATTAATCCTGCTACTGGTAAAGCTCGCTTTGATTCTCTTACAGGAGCACAAATTGCTGCTATGAGGCTGTTAGTTTGTGAAGGAGCTAATATGGAGGTCTACATGATCAATCAGCAAGGTCTAATATGGGGCCAAAGAGTAGGAGATCTGTTTACAGGCTTTGACTGTGAGAATGTAGTTATAGAAACTATGACTAATAACGGCTTTGGGACCAGAGACAATAACATGCTTACATTCCAACTACCTTATGACTACGATGAAACTAAGGGATCTATTACTCCTACAGATTTCAATGCATTAACTGTATAAGTATGGCTGATACACTAGTCCAACTAAAAACAAAGACAGGAGCATGTGCTAAATTAACTTTGGTACATGCTCAGGCTGTTTTACAACTACAGGCAAAGCAAGGTAGGGAAGATTGGGAGCTTGTTTCTAAAAAATATCAATTTGTAGACAATGTTATTAAGCGAAAGTCAACTAATAAAGCTAGTAAAAAGTCAGAAAAGGAGTGAAGTAGGACATATGCTAGACTATGAAAGTAGGCTAAAAGTAATGTCTGAACCTTTATTCTTTAGTGAGCTTGAATCAGAGGCCGGATGGTCTGAGATCAAGAGAGCTATTAGAAATAGTGTAACTCAGGAAAAGTATAACAGAGTATTAAACTACTTTAGTTATCCTTTGGCTATTGTATCTATATCTGATGATATATTAGGGGATCTTAACAGAGTTTTTAATGGCAGGAATGCAAATTTTAGCGTACAATATCCCAATAAAAGAGCAGAAGCTCAGGCAAATGAGCTGCTTTTGTACCTGAATACCAGAGGATACATAGAAAAAGTAGGAAGAAGAGCATTCAAGTGTAAACCTCAGACCATAGTAGTAGTAGATAAGGATGCAGAAGGAATACCTTACTATGTTACTGTAGAGGCTGATAAGCTGATAGGGTATAAATTATCACAGTGTAAGAGTCATTTTAAGTATATTATCTTCGATCATTCTCATGGAGTAGATGAGTTAGGGAAGTACTATAGAGTAGCTTTTTATGATGATGAGTTCTATAGAGTTTTAGAGGTCAGGGATAAAAAATATACTTTGATCCTGGAGAATCCTCACAATCTAGGGTACTGTCCTGCCCGGTGGTTTATAGATGAGCCATTGAATACTACAGATGATGTTAAGCGTTATGCTCCATTATCTGCAGTACTGGGTAGTATGAGTGAGTGGCAGCAGTTCCATGCTTACAGCTACTATGCTGAGCATTACGGAGTCTTCCCGGTAGTGGAATATGCTGCAGCAGTATGTGAAGATGATCACTGTGTTAATGGCCTGGTTAGTGTTCCTTTGGATAATGGAGAAATGAGTACTCCTACAAACTGTCCTACCTGCTCATCTAATAAGTTTAGTGGAGCAGGTACAGCTATCCAGATCAATCCAAAGATAGACAATGAGGAGAATGATGTTAGTGGTTACTTCCGTTTTATATCT